GAACCAATGGAGTTAGTCGTAGTTGCTGTTAGTTGTGAAATTTTTAAATTCGACATTTTTTTTTATAGGTTTGGACCAAGCAAGTCACCTTGTTCGGTTTCGATTATGTCTCCGTTTTCATACAATAAATAATCGAATGCTACACCACTTGGGGTGGGTGACGGAGTAAGAGTTATAGTTGGAGTCACAGAAGGACTTAGAGTAATGGTAGGAGTAATCGATGGAGTTATCGATGGTGTCGGGGTATTGGTTGAACTTGGAGTTGGACTTGGTGGAATCACGCAATCATTCCAATCTTGTGTTGTAAACTCCCATTGACCAGTCTGACCACTCCATGTGCAATCCACTACCAAAGGAGTCGCAGATGGGGTTATACTCGGAGTTATAGATGGAGTAAGAGTATTAGTTGGGGTAACTGATGGGGTCACCGTATTGGTTGGTGTGTTTGACGGAGTATTTGTTGGGGTCTCTGTCGGTGTTAAAGTGTTGGTAGGAGTATTTGAAGGGGTATTTGGTGGTGTTTCCGTCGGGGTTAAAGTATTAGTAGGAGTATTTGACGGAGTTACGGGAGGGGTCGTAGACGGGGTAACCGTATTGGTAGGAGTGTTTGAAGGTGTGTTCGGTGGTGTTCCCGTCGGGGTTAAAGTATTCGTTGGAGTATTGGTAGGAGTGTTCGAAGGAGTTACGGGAGGAGTCGTGGACGGGGTTACCGTATTAGTTGGTGTATTTGATGGTGTGTTGGGTGGGGTTCCCGTTGGGGTTAAAGTATTAGTAGGAGTATTTGACGGAGTATTCGGTGGGGTTGTAGACGGAGTTACAGTAATCGTTGGGGTAACCGAAGGTGTGATACTTGGAGTTGGAGTATTGGTAGGTGTGACCGATGGACTCGGAGTGGGACTCGGACTTAAGGGTGGTTCATTCCGAACAATGATGTCCAAAATAGCACGTTGTTCCCCAAGATAGTTGGAGAACTGTTTATTCAGAAATACACGATTACCCATCAAGTGAGATGTGTTATTAAATTACGGGGTTTAAAAGAAAACCACCTATCGACTGATTAACTGAAGAAACACCATTTTCCATATCATTTACAGTATATGATGTCTGCATTGAACCTGTTATACCACTATAAAATTGACCACTGTTACTACCCGTACCTGCTCTAAATGGAGCGGTACTACAAACATTAGTAAAATCCAAAACATATCCTAAAAGTTGTCCAGCAAATGTAGAGACTACAGAAGAACCTTGACTGGTTCTCAATCTAAAAGTTGGGTTTGTTGCAGTAGGATTTGTTACTCTAAAACACATATAATAAAACCCTGCTTTATCAAAGGTAAGACCACTTAAATTATAAGTGTAAAGACCTGTAGTTACAGTATCAGCACTCGTAACAGTGATTATAGGTGTGAGTGTATCTTTGGGTTGGTAACCAGCGGTGGGACAGAATTGTGCGTCATAGATTGCGAAGTCGTATGTGTCCTGTGTTGAACTAACCGTTCCAATACCAAAAGTGATAGATGAATAAGGAATGTCACCTCGGTCATAAAATAACATACTATTTAACCTTCCGTGTGAATTAGCAACGAATGCTGTTCCCACACCACTTGCGATACCAGAACCACCTTTTAATCCTGAAGGTTTAACTGATGAAACTAAAGAAGCACCACCCAAATAGTCAGTACCAATTTTAAGTCCTGTATCATTACCTAATCCATCTTGAACTGCTTGTAGTGAGGTTGTTATTCCAGTGGTACTATCAGCGAGTTTAAGTAACCCCTGATAGGTGTTATTGATTTGTTGATTTGTTAATTGACTCATTGTTTTTAGTTATTTGTTTGACCCGAAAAAAACTGATTGTAATAATTTTCAGTATCCCCTGAAATCGGATAACAATACTCGATAGTTGGGATAGTTTTTACCCATGCGTGTTCAGGATAGATAGACCCATTTATTTCTTCTATAGAAATCACCCATTCATAGGGAACAATACAATAGCATTGAAATGGATTGAAATACCAATCAGGTTGAACTAATTGTTCGACCAAACTGTCTTTTTGTTGTTGTGTAAGTTGTCCGACTATCATACCTGTCTTGTTAATGAAGTGTTAAATGTTTGGATTGCGTTGTAAAGGTTTGTAACATCGGTTCCTGATAAACCTGTTCCGATTGAGAACCAATTGTAGGTTCTTCCGTTGAATCCTTCTGCGGTTCCTGCACTGTTGTTTCTTGCTCCCACATAAACCGCTCCTGCGGGAATACCCACCGAATTTACCGATGCGTTAATAATACGGGATGTATTACGGTAACCATCCTGAACCGTTGAACCTGTTCTTGTTGCGACATAGAATCCACGAGCATCTGCTCCAGTGTTACCATTTGAATATCCTGTAGCGTTGGATATGTTAACCTTGATTCCCATTTGTCCCGATTCATAGTCATACATTTGTAGAGAGTTTCCACCACCGATAGTAATACCCATATCGATACCTGAATTAGCAGACCCGGGAGTGATTTGGTAGTTGGATAGGTGAACCGAATCTTGGGTAAGTGAGGTCGCAGAAAACGTAGTATTACCATAACCATTAGTCCCATTGGTTGTTACACCACTCACATTGTAAGTGATTCCACCGTTCCAAACCATATCGTTTGTTCCTGGATTTTTTCCATTGACCTTTGTAGAGTTTGAAGTCGCTCCCAAAATTGGATAGAACACACTCAATTTATCCCAAACACCTTGGGATACCAAAGTGGTGAATAAAGTTCGTGTAGCAGCAGATATGGTTGAATTGATACCTGTTCCACCGTTCGTTACTACTGCGGTGAGATAGGTATTTGCTTCCGTTGTTCCGCTTGGTGAAGAACTGATTGAAGGTGTGGGAGTATTTGTTGGGGTAACACTCGGGGTTACCGTGTTTGTTGGGGTAACTGATGGGGTTACCGTGTTTGTTGGAGTTACAGAAGGACTAATTGAAACCGATGGTGTAACTGATGTACTTGGAGTAACCGATGGGGTTACACTTGAAGTAATTGAAGGGGTTACCGATGGAGTGATACTCGGGGTAACCGTATTAGTTGGGGTAACACTCGGGGTAACCGTATTAGTTGGTGTGGGACTTGGGGATATTGAAGGTTCTGAATCGGGTACAAATCCCCCCATAGAAGTATCGGTGTTTATCTTAAACACTTCATTTCTCGGGAATCTTCTTCGTCTAAAAATCATATTAAAATTGTGGCAAAAAAAGGGGGAATTTCACCCCCTTAAGTACATATAGAAAAAGTATTACGATTGAACAGTAATACCTGTGAAAACTGCTTGAAGATTTGTTGTTACAAGAATCTCTTGGGTAGCGTTGGGCTCCCCGCCTTGAATTGTCAAAGCTGACATCCCGTTCAGGTCCGTATATGCGAGACCCGTAGCGATACTTCCTGATGTAACAAGAGCTCCGTTTACGAACGCAAAAGACCAAAATCTATTATTGTTATCACGGAAAACTCCAGTCACTGAATTCTGTGCAACTAAGTTCTGAAAAAGTAATCTCAAATCTTTATCTAATTTGGGTAAATTCATAACCAAAGTTGGTAGAAAAACTACTGACTGTGATGTCGTATTTACGCCTAGCTCTTCTGTAAAACTTGACCCTTGCTTAGTAAGCTCAAATTTATACAAAGTTCCTGTTCCCGACACAGATAAAATCTGTTCGTCAACGTTTTGTGTCCAACCTGTAATCGATGCGTTTGCATCGCCAAGAAGGTATATCGTGTTTAAGCCGCCTGTGGATGCGTTTCGGCAATCCAAGGTATAGCCCGATGAAATATAGCAACTCATTTTAAATTGTTTTTATTTTTAAGTTTATTGTTTTTATTCATCGAGAATTAGGACGCTCTAAAGAATGAATCTACACTGAAAGCACCTGCGCCGTAAGTGGTTCTAACTGAGAGCTTTATGATGTCCTGGAACGGGTCGTACATCATACGCTCACTGAGTTGCTCGCCGTTCATTCCTACGAACAGAAACTGACTTGGTCCTCCTACTACGAGACCTTGTCCTGTCAACGCTTGCGTTGGTACAACACGTACATTTGTTGCTGGTAGAATTACT